AACGGGATGTAAAGGAGAAGTTTAATGCCTAAAGATAAGAATATGCCCTATAACGATTGGGAGTCAGTGATGGATAAGTCCACCACGGCATCGGTCTCTATGGCATTCAAGTCCCTGGAGAAAGGCGTCGCGTCAGAGGCCGAGCAGAAGCTGGCCATGGATTTTCTGATCAGGATCGGGTGCAGGACATACGATACTGATTGGTTTCAGGATGAGCGGATATCCTGCTTTGCGGCAGGTAGGCGATACGTCGGGCAGCAGGTTGTCCGATTTATCAATTTGAAGATAGGTAAACTATAACAGCAACAAGGAGAAACAACATGGCTGATACCCCCGAAGGTTTGGGCGCAGCAGAACAGGCGTTCACCGAATCAGAAACAAATTTTACCACGGCAGAGACAGCTTTTAATGAGTCCAAAACAGCGTTTGATGCTGACCCGGAGAATGAGGAACTCAAGGCCACGTTTACCGAGCGTGAGACCGCATTCACCACTGCCACAGCGACACGGGACACCGCCAAGACCGCACTGGCTGAAATGAAGGCGGGTGCTGTCAAAGGCTACTGGCCCGAAGACTGGAAAGAGAAATACATCGAGAAACAGGTGGACAAGGCAGGCAAACCCCTGGATGAAGCTGCCAAGGATAAGATGATGAAGCGCCTGGCCCGGTATGCATCACCGCAGGCTGCGCTGGACGCGATGATCAATGCCCAGAACAAGATCTCGGCTGGCGGGTTGGTTAAGGTTCCCGGCAAGGGTGCCACCCCTGAAGAGATCGCCCAGTACCGCAAGGAGATTGGTGTACCCGAGGATATCAAAGGGTATGACCTGACACTGGCCAACGGTATGGTCGTAGGCCAGGATGATAGGCCGATAGTGGAAGGATTCTTAAAGACCGCACACGCTAACAATTACAGTCAGCAGCAGGTTACCGAGGGTCTCAACTGGTTCTATCAGCAGCAGGAGAACACCATTGCCGCCCGGCATGAGGCTGACGCCACGCATCGTGCCGCCTCGGAAGAGGCGCTGCGCGAAGAGTGGGGACCGGAATTCAAGGCCAATGTCAATATGATGTCAAATTACCTCGCCACCGACTTTGGACCCGGGGTCGCTGAGTTGATTACGGGTGCCAGATTGGCCGATGGTACACCCCTTGCAAACCATCCGGATATCCTGCGAGGGTTTGTGGCCAAGGCTCGTGCATCCAATCCTCTCGGGGCGCTGGTACCGGGGTCCGGAACAAAACAACACGACCAGCTGGTCGACGAGATTGCCGCTCTTCAGAAACAAATGGCAACCCCCGGCTGGGCAGAGGATAAAAAGGCGCAGGCTCGTTATTTGAAGCTTGTGTCGATAAGGGATAAGGTTCCTGAAAAATAGCTTGCTTTAATAGGGGATGTGTGCCATATGTTGTACGGCATATTATTTGACACAACCGTTAGCACCGGATACAGGATGGACGGCTCGGTAAGATTCTTTACCGTCACCCCTGAAATCACTGTTTTGGTTACCCTAACTAAGTGTAACATTAACTTAAAAAGGAGACATCAAAATGGGTGAAAACGCCTTCCAAACCATGTATCGTCAAGAGTTTATCGCAAAATTTGAACAGCGTGTATCGTTGGTCCGGAAAACGGTAACCACGGAAGCGGAAGTTAAAGGCAATACCGCAGTGTTTCTGACCGCAGGGTCCGGTAGCGCAACCGCCAAGACCCGTGGTGCCAACGGTCTCATCCCGGCCCGTGCCGACGATCTGACCCAGAGTTCCGCAACCCTCGTGGAATGGCACGATCTGGTTCGCAAAAACAATTTCAACATTTACGCCGGCCAGGGCAAACAGCGTGAGATCATGCAGATGACCACGATGGCCGTTGTCAATCGTAAGATCGACAGTGACATCATCACTGCCCTGGAAACAGGTACCCAGTATGCTGGTCTTCTCGGTGTTACCGCTACCCTGGCCCTCGTCATGAAGGCCAAGGCTATCCTGGGCAACGCTGATGTTCCCTACGACGGTAACATCTCCATGCTCATTACCCCGGCATTTGAGGCGTACCTCATGCAGACCAGGGAGTTCGCGTCTGCCGAGTACGTCAACAACAAACCGTTCGAGAACGGGATGACGCTGTTCCGTTGGGCCGGCATCAATTTTATCGTTCACCCGAACCTTACCGGCGCGGGAACCGCAACCGAGATCTGCCTGATGTATCACAAGGATGCAATCGGTCACGGTTGTGACAAAGAGTCCGTCATGACCGCTGTGGGTTATGATGACGAGCAGGATTACTCATATGCCCGTTGCAGCACTTACATGGGTTCCAAGCTGCTCCAGAACACCGGAATAGTTCAGGTTCGCCATGACGGTACCGCTTTCGCAGCCACCGCCTAATAGGAGCGGTGAGTAGGTAGAAACACCACGCGCCCCAGGATCACCTGGGGCGCGTATTCAAACGATAAGGAGAAACGATATGGCTTATACGCCAGCAACACTTGATTGTCTTGTCCCCCGGATTGGTGATGGTCCCGCACTCTGGGTCTATTCCAACGGGATTGACGCGCATGCTGCTATTGACGCCGTCGGGTACTTTTCCGATGGTGACGATCGGGGTATGGTACTCAATGACATAGTGATCGTCATTGACACCGCCACCGCCACGATCACCATTCACCGGGTACTTTCCGGTGGTTTGACCATCGGTGCGTCAGGAGCATAACGGTAACCTTTAACGGTTCATCGAAGAAGGAGAAACAATATGGCTTACACGCCGGCAACACTTGATTGTCTTGTTCCCAGGATGGGAGATGGACCTGCGGTTTGGGTCTATTCAAATATCGACGCACACACGGATGTGGACGCCGCCGGGTACTTTTCCGACGGTCTCGATCGGGGCATGGCACTCAATGACATCATGTTTGTCATTGACACCGACACCGCCACGATCACCATTCACCGGGTGCTTACCGGTAGCTTGGCTATCGGCGCGTCAGGAGCATAACATTAACCCTTAAACAGAGGAAACCCTGCGGGGGCTTCACGGCCCCCTCAGCACCTTGGAGGTAGACCAATGAGTGAAAAACAGGCAGAGGTAGTTGCAGTTAAGAAACCCATCAACATCGAAGAAGCGGTATCGGCACGTAACATCTGGCAGGTTAAACCGGAGATCGCCGTTAAACCAACAGATCTTTTGGACCCCGATTACTGGGCGCATGTAGCCCGTAGGATGAGGGCCGGGGACAGAGTCGAAGCGGTTCCGGAAGACCGGCACTATTTTGCTGAGTTCTTTGTGCTTGCCGCATCAACCAACTGGGCGAAGCTGGTATTGATCAGAGAAGTAACACTCATCAAGGACAACGAGAAGACCGTGCTGGACGGTTTTTCAGTCGCTTTTGCCGGCGCTCATAAATGGCGGGTGACCAGGGGCGACGAAGTTCTCTCCAAGGGTCATGATGACAAAGACTCGGCGTCAAAATGGCTTGCGGAAAACATGAAGGACTTGAAATAAATAGAGGGTGACGCATGGCTATATCTGCGGCTAACAAGCTTCTGATTTATAACGGAGCATTACTTTTTATTGGAGGCCGCCAGCTGGCGGCACTGACTGATAATGTTGAGGACAGGAGACTGCTCGACGGTGTCTGGGACAGGGACGGTATTGACACCGTCCTTGAACACGGTCAGTGGAACTTTGCCATGCGGTCTGCTAAGTATGATTATGACCCAGGTATAACCCCTGCTTTTGGGTACAGTAGGGCATTTGAAAAACCTGCAGATCTCATAAGAGTTTGCGCCGTATGTTCCGATGAGTTCTTCACCACCCCCCTGCTTCGTTACACTGACGAAGCAGGGTTCTGGTTTTCAGATCTTGATGAAATATATGTCAAGATCGTTTCAAATGACGGCTCCTACGGTACCGACTATTCTCTATGGCCCCCGAGTTTTAAGCGATACGCGGAAGCGTGGTTCGGATGTCAGATTGTCTGGAAGGTGACCCAGAGTAAGACCTCTGAAGAAGAAGCGCTGGCTAAGTGTAAGATACTTAAAACACAGGCTCTGTCCAATGATGCAGCCAATGACCCTACCCGGTTTTTACCTCCAGGTCGGTTCAGGTTGGCCCGTAGCAGCGGGTACGGTAGTCGGGGGGACGGAGGACACAGGGGAAGGTTGATAGGATGAGCCAACAAGACAATTATACACACCTGGCGTTCAACCGGGGGTTGTTGTCTACGCTCGGCCTCGGTCGTATCGATCTGAAGCGGACAGTACTTTCCGCAGAAATTCAAACCAATTGGATACCGCGAGTCCTTGGTAGCGCAATGTTTCGCCCGGGTCTTGCCTACAAAGGTACGACCAATAACAATGAGGCGGCAGTCCATATCCCTTTCGTATTCTCTTTGACCGACAAAGCGGTCCTTGAGTTCACCGAAGACACGCTGCGAATCCGTATCAGTGACGTCGTGCTTACCCGGCCAACTGTGGCCAGCGCGGTAACCAATGGGAGTTTTGCTGCCGACATAACCACTGGGTGGACCGACTCCGATGAAGCTGGTGCCGTGTCAAGCTGGGCGGCAGGGTCTCTTGCAATGCTGGGCAACAGCACGGGCACCGCATTCTGTAAGCAAGATCAGCAGGTAACTGTCGCCGCCAAGGACATAGGGGTTGAACATGCTCTAAGACTTACCGTAGGTAGAGGGCCGGTGGAAATCAAGGTCGGATCAGCCCAGGGTGGACAAGAATATTTTGGGTATTCTCTCGGTACCGGAGTCCATTCCTTATCGTTCACACCTACCGGCAACTTCTGGATTCGGATACAGTCCCGGGAGAGCTACACTGTCCTGCTGGCCGAT